TTACTTGCGTATACATTCCTTTAGCCATTTTAATCCTCCTGTATAATTAATTTAACCGTTAATCCTGTTACTGATGTAGCAGCATGTTTATTTTTAATTCCTATCTTCATCCACGGAGCCGCTACTGGAGTAAAACTAGCCGCTGTAGGGTCTACATTAGTAGCTAATGCTGTAAATATTAAAGTAGCTCCAGATGGCGTAAAATAAGTACCATCTTTAGAAGTACAAATGGCATAATTAATATCTAATGTAACACTTGTACCTGCAGCACTTTCTACAAGTATTGAAAAAGCATTACCTCTTTCAATTAAGAAAGGTCCATAATAATTAAAAACTGGAACTCCTGCCCCGGCAATAGTAACATCCGTACATACTACTTGGGTTATCATACTTTTACTCATAATTCCCCCTTTAATAATATTTAGACCTTGACGTTTCCACCCATTCTGTTCCATAATAAACTAAATTGATAATACATCCTTTTTTAAGGCTGTATTGTTTATTTTCCCAAAGAGATAAGGTACTGTCATCTACCAGCGTAACATAATCCGTGTCTGAATATCCTTCTAATGTCAATCTTTGATTATTAATTCCCGTAGCAATTTGCGGGGAAACACTTATCGTAATAGCGCCTCCGTCACTTTGAATCAACATATGTTCTTCAGTACGAGTAATGCCTAAAAGGGTAGTAATCGTTGTTACTGTCTTAGCACCTGCAGATTGTTTCCCTCCAAAACGCCAAGGTACCTTACTATTCTGATAAGGACCATCTACACAAGGTTTACAAACTAAAAGCCCTTTATCTTTTACAAGTTCATATTTATAAAAAGTAAAACCACACCTATCACAATCGCGCTTCTGCCATTTGCTTAATGTCTTTATACTCATATACTATCGTTCCTTTTTGTGCATCTTCTATAATACCAGCCAATGATACAGATTTGTAATGGTCACATACTTGGTCCATATCCGCCCATATCGTAAAACCATCTCGTAATACTTGCTTAGAGAAGGTAATATCATCACTATCAAGCATATCAAATTTACCGTTCTTCATACCAAATCGTAAATCAAAACATTTTTGTAATACCGCTTTTTCAAGAACTTCTCTCTTAATCAAAGCACATCCTAATCCTATAGCGTCTACTTGATGCAAACCACGCTCTATATAGGATAAAGGACAAAATTGTTTATCTTTTAATTGAAAAGCAGAAGAATGTATACGATTTTGAATATATAAAGGATAATTAGCTGTTATAACATCTTTATCAGCAGCATATAACTTTTCGATACAATCCATAGGAGGAACTACATCGTAATCTAAAAATAAGAGATGAGTAAACTTTTTCTCCGTTCCTAAGAATTTATATACTACCTTTGTTCTTGAATCTTCTACAGAAAGAGGACCCATACCAAATATGACTCGAAAACTTCTTTGGGCTTGTACTAATAACCATACCGTAGTGGCATTATGACATCCATTCACCGTCGGTATCCCAATTAAAATTTTGTGTGCCAAATCGGACACGGGTCCTCCTCCTATTTTATTTTCTCCAATTCTACCTGCCCAATAAACCCTTGCTTAATCCCCAACTTCTTTTCAACATACTTTAATTTATCAAGATGTTCATCACTCATAGTAGAGTGCCCATCTTTACGGAGATTCTTTTCCTGCTCTAAACGAGTCTTGCCGTATGGAGCACTCATGGTATAAGTGGCGGTGTAGGTGCAAACAAAGTATCGAGCGCTGTTCTAGTTACTCCACTTGGAAATATTGCCTCAAGATGACCACGAAGAACACCTCCTGCGCGCGTATCAATTGTACCACAAGAAAGTATAATTCTTAAACCATCCTTAGCAGCATCAACTAAAGCAGCATACTCTGTAGGGTCTACACACTCCAAAATCATATGTGTAGGACACGGTACACAAGCCATTCCAGTTCTAGCCATATATTCTCCTTAGAATAGTGAGGGAGATTTTAACCTCCCCCACTACTAAACTTACGCTGATGCTGCCATTAAAGCTGAATTACCCCAATTCGGTCCAGAGTTTAAACTATTAGGTATCTTGCACCCTGTTCCTGCCGTTCCAATAGTAAGGTTACTATTGTAACCAGTAGAGAATGAATTAAATGATACATTGCCATTCAACGTATCAGCTACAACGATATAACGTCCACGCCCAACTGTAGGGATAGTATGCGCAAAGACATTTCTAGTAATTACTACATACCCTGCACCTTGCGTATTAACAAAGATATCCTCAGATATCGCTGTGATACCATTGGTTGCAAAATAATTACCGTCTATAAGTAGGTCTGATGCTGTACCAGCACTAGAATTAAACCATATACTACATAGGTTATCTACAAATAAACAGTTTCTAACCTGCATACCCTGAAGACCTATACCCCTAATTGCCGAATTAGATGTAAAGCCACCAAACCGACAATTATAGAAAACGGGATTATGCCCCCAACTAGTTTCGTCTTCTCCTGCTACTGAATAGACGGCATAGGTTACTCCAGTATTAAATCCAAACTTTAGATTCTCTAATGTTAGAGAGCCAGCTTGATTCGTCAATACAGGAGAACCAGTTACACCATAAATACCACATTCTCTTACAGGTGCCCCTAACATCTGACTGCAACCTATAATGTTGAGACCAAACTTGGCCTTAGCAACAGTAAGAGTCTCTGTATACTTACCTGTAGAATCACCATAATCTACCAAGTCTTTATCAAAGACATAGATTACATCATGGGCCGCCGCTAAACCAATGGCTTTTTGGATAGTAGCAATAGCCTTATTAGGGTCTAACCCGTCATTATCGTCACTTCCATACGTTCCATCAACAAAAAACGTTTTGGAATTTCCTTTCCAACCGAATCCACTAGCTCCTATTACTGGAGTAGCTAATATTCCATATTTATACTTTGTTAAACTCATACATCCTCCTTTTTGGAACTACTCCGGAGAAGTTCCCCACTCCTCCGGAGTTGCCAGCCCGATTGTACGGACTCTTACCCTTTACGCCCCCGGTGAACCATACATTCCGTAAGGCTTATTCACTTCCACAGAATCTCTGTAGGTTGTCTTAAACTTCGCATCGCCAGTATCAAAATCACCGTCTTTTGCAAAGGTAGTGCTGCGCCTATCAAAATAGATAAGCCCATGCTGCTCTCCCAGAACGAACCAAGCATCCGGGTCTGTAAGATAGTACCATACCACTAACTGCAAATTCCTAGAACGAATTGTGTTAATGGCATTATTAGCACCTTCCGGTTCCTTCTCCGTATACAGAAGCTCTCTGGCCTTCCATTCATTCGAAGGAGCAACCAATAGAATCCTCGGTATAAGAACTTGCTGCATCGACCTATCATCTGTCGTTGTTTCAAAATTCTCAACCGCTTGCTGTAACGAACCGGCATTTAAATCCACCGCATTGGTGAATTCATTCTGCCACGTACCACCACCCAATCTTAAATGAGAAGTATCAAATACAGGCTGCCCATCACCAGCGGAATGGTTAGTAGTAGCAAAACCGTTATTAAAGATATCAGCCACATTGACTTCTTTAGTCTCTCTAACAGAATGACCAAGTCCTGCTGACATATCATTCATAACGTCATAGAGGTCATCCTCTATCATTTCCTCCGTTACTTTAAACCCAAGACCATACGTCTTGTGAGTCCATCTCTTAGTAGGACCTTGGATTGGTTCATCATACTCAATCCCTTGACCTTCTGGTTTTTCCGGCACATATCCAAATCCGGTATAATACGAGCTTTCCTCATATGCACGCGTAGAAGTTTTAAAATTAACCAGCTGTCTCCAAACTTCTGGTCTTTCTTGAAACTTCATGAGCATCATAGCGAAAAGGCCCGGTACGGTAACTTTATTAAACGTACTCCTATTCATCTAGATAGCTCCTTATATTGAATCGCCGAGTGCATCGGGCATTAATTGATGGAAATTAATCTTTACTATCCACTTACAATAATCGCCTACGGCATTATCTACAGCAGCACGTTTTGCTAATATTCGCAATTGTGCATTCGTCGATGTAGTAACCGAAGACGAATCCAACATATCTCCACTTCTACTCCTAAAAGTGGAACCCGCCGCCGTAATAAGGTCTACATTACCTCCTACGGCTGCTGTCGTCAAATCAGAAGAATCCCCATCTTCTTGCGCTAAGAATTCCTGATTTGGGTCATCCGCCACAAGGACATATCCTGCTGTAGTTGATGTCAAATACGCAATGGGGGCTCCCGTTGTGTCAAAGCATCCTACAACCGCTCCCATCAGATAATTACCAGCACCACTCGTTGCTCTGAGTACGGTACCAGTCGTATCTAACCTTACAGCATCTCCAATCATTATGTTTAAGGCATTTTGAGTACCATCGCAATAATACCGACGCGTTCTCACATTCCCATATGGCATATTAACTGGAACTAGTCCTAGGGCTAAACTGACATTCGCCATTATTTAGCTCCTTCAACAAACTTTCCGTCAGCACGTTGCTGAAAGTCACCAGCTTTAGCGTTTTCCTCTTCACTCGGAGAAAGAGTAGCTTTATAAAAACCCGGTTGTTTATGGGCATTCTTTACAGCATCTTTTCTCTGATTATGAATATCCGTATACTTTTTGTTACGCGCTTTAGCTCCCTCTAAAGACATAAAGGCTAAAAGCATACCACCTTTTTCAACCGCTCCATGAACTTTGAAGAATGAAGCTGGAATATATGAAGAATTTGCTCTTGTGCAAAGCACCCAACCTTCTATTTCAGTAGCTCTCTGAATTTGTCTTTCACTCTTACCAACCCATTTGTAAGAGAAGATACCATTCTTCTTCTTATCACTACAAACAGCTGGTAATTCATAAAGGTCAAACTTAGTAACTCCTACCGAAATAGTAGTTGCTTCTAAAGGTTGCCGTGACACCACATTCGCTATAAAGGCATCATTTCCTGCCAAAACTACTTGTGGTGCTACTTCTTTAGGTTCAGTGGTCATACAGTGTACCCTCCTTTGTTTGCTTTATTAGCCACCTGCAAATATATCTTCGGGTCAATACCAAACTTCCGACAATAATCTGCTTGGGCTGGAGTTAACTCTGTAGCCCCGCCTCCTAAAGCTCCGGCGCCCCCGCCACGCATAATAACTCCTCCTGCAGGAGCCCCACCAACATTAATAAATTGATGTTCCTCCGCCGGATTAATTTTACCCGCTGGCGTTAACTTAAGCTCATCTTCCATATCCCTCATCACCATCAAAGGTCCCTTTGCTAGTTTGAAATAGTCGGGATTCTCAGCGCATAATCTATTATACACTTGGTATTCCGGACTTTCGGGATTACGCAAAGCTGGATATTTTTCCAACACCGCTTTACGTGACGTTACCAACGTATCATTAAACCTCGCTTCCGAAGTTACTTCCTGATACGCTGCTTTAGAAATCAATTTTATAGTACCGATAGGGTCTTTAACCAATCGTTCCTCTATAGGAATTTCAGGGTCCTCTTCGTTACCATAAACTTGTCCTATCTTTTGGAGTACGCCGTCTACCTTTTGAACACGTTCCTGCAGCTGATTAACGGTATCATTCAACCGTTTATTCTCAACGCGCATCGCTGCAAATGCGGCATTGGCATCTCCTTTAGGCTTATGTTCAACGTGACCTGCATCTCCTTCAGCGGCTAACTCCTCCGGAGTTTTAACCTTTAGACCTTTATCTGGGTCAGGTGTCGGTCCTTTACCCCCGCCCGCATCTGGAACCTTTTTAGGTGGAATCTCTACCTTTATAGGTGGGTCATCCACATTAACTTCAGGGTCCCGTAATACTATAGGCTTCATCAGCCCCTCCTCTTTCTCCGGTTTTATCAATGAGTCCGGGTAACTCAGTATATCTGAACATCATCCGTCTGGTCAGGCGGTTTGAGTTCATGCATAATATCCTTTATATGTGTCGTCAAAACTAAATCGATATTATCGGCTAACGCTCTCGCTACTCGCAATCTTCCTAAATCACAATCATCTCGGCGTAGCATTTTCTTAATATCCTCTTCATAGCGTTCTTTTATCTTAAGAAGATATTCCTTATATACTTGAAATGAATCTGCTTTTATCCAAGTCTGAAACTCAAGCCACTTTTTTTCCTGCAGTTCCTTTGTCATTCTTGGGTTCTCCTGGTTTCATAAATGGTTGCCCTACTTGTTTACCTAATGCTACTTGATGCATATTAATATGAGTTGCTATAATCTGTTGTACTTCTGGGGCTAATTGCGGATTAGTTTGAAGCATCTGAGCATGTCCAGGTATATGTTGTACATGTATATCCGTAGGATTAACTCCAAATACTTCTCCCTGAAGCATTCGTGTATTCTCTACATTGATAACAGCCATATCAATATTGATACCAGGTTTAGGCCCAATTATTGATTCAGGGTCTTGATGACCATTCTTATCTAAGAAATCATACGCTACTTGCCATAATCTCTGTATATTAGTCATAACAAGCGGATGAGTACTAAACATAGTAAATACTTGCATAGATAATTGTTGTTGTGCTTCTCTAGAACTTTGAGTAATATCAGGAGAATTATACACATCCCCTTCTTCCAAGAAATTCTCACGGAGTTCCATATTAGGAAATAGAGATGTACCATCTTGCCCTACTATCCTTTCAGCAAACCCCATAGGAGCATTCTGCCAATACATATAATATAATTCCGTAATAAGCTCATTCGTAGCTCCTGCCATACGACGAAGTATTGGGCCTAAACGTACTTGCCCCTGTTGCATAATATTATTGGAACGAGTAGCACTTCCTGTACCTCCTATAAGTTCTGATTCCTTACCCATCATATAACTCGACGCGGCTGTAAGACGTTCTACGAATTCAAGCACATTACGTATCATCATAACAAATTTTTCAGTGTTATGACTTCTTACCGGCATATATACATTCTGTACAGGATTCTCAACTGGAAGCCATACATTGGGTCCTAATTCTACCTTATCCGGGTCAAAACCACTAGTAGGATGATAGAAACCAGAAGGCATAATATCAAGTGTATTACTGTCATTACTTTGATTATACAAAGCATCGACCTCATCAGCAAGCGGCTTTGAAAGTTCAACATATCCGATTCCAAGAATATCATCTCCTCTCTTTATACAAGGAGCACTAATAAATGGTCTCTTATTCCTTCTATAAAGACTTCTCAATAATTTACCAGATAAATAGGTACGACTTTTCTTCTCTACCCATATAATAACTTCTTGTGGCCCACGTGGATCCCCTACATCTACTTGCCCATACCATTCTAAAATGTCTTGCGGAAAATTACGCATTCTAGCCGTATATTTAGTTTTAAGAGATATATCCTCTTCTATCTTACTAATAGGACCTAAATCGGCTGTTATTACATTATTGGCGGATTGCTTCAGCGTTTCTGTTTTATCCAAGAAATTACCAGTACGCATCCCACGTTGTATCTCAAAATATGTCAAAGGTATACGATGTATAACAGGCTGAATGTCTTGCATACTTGTTGCTCCTGGCTGAAAATAAAGAGCTTCCACAGGTACTACTATAACATCTGCTTTCGAATCATCTATAGGTATGAAATCAACTACGATACCATCTGGTGTGGGAATACGTCGAGGAAGGAACTTCTGCTCTATCTTCCAACTGTATTTGAACACTCCAGTACCCATCTTAGTACATTGATGCACAAAATTATCAAATATGCCATATAAATCTAATTGTATGCGCACCACCCATTCCATAAATTTGTTTGTACGCTTAATACGTTCTAATTCGGAAGGAACTCCTGGTCTAAAATTAACCGCCCCATCTCTCCAAAGAGCCTGCAGCGCCATACTATGTACTGTTTGCTCGATAGCTGTCGTAAGACGCATTGTCTTATTAGAACATCCTTTGAAAGGTTTCGTCTTAGTTTTACGAATACCTTCCCAAGTAGCTATAATATCCGCCATCTTCTCTTCCCAGCTCATTTGCCCAG